GCAAGTGGCTGGAGGTCGCCTGGAAGGCAGAGGCGTCCACCGTCGCAAAATGGATTGCTGACAAAGTGAAGGCGGTGAAGTAATGGCACAGACCTTAGAAGCGAGACTCACAAGCAAGATCGTCGCGACATACTCAAACGCGGGCGATCTCTCCTTCCCGTCCGAGTCCTTTATGCTCACAGTCGCGAAGGCGCTGACAGACGGGACTGGACTGCTGAAGGCTCAGGTGCTTGCCAGCGACCAGCGGACACTCAGCACTGGCACGCCCACTGAGGACCTTGACCTGAAGGCGTTCCCCTGCGCTTACGGGACTGCCGCGTTCACCAAGATCAAGGCGATTCTGATAAGCGTGGTGACCACTACAACGGGGGCGACGCTCACTGTGGCGCCGGGTGCGGCAAACGGGCTGGAGGCGCTCTTTGGCGCTCTGGGCGACGCGGATGAAAGCATTCTGACGCTGCAGGCGAACGGAAGCATCCTGCTCGTGACCGGTGATACGGGCTACGTGGTGGACGCTACGCACAAGATTCTCAAGATGACGACGGCAGCGACTACGCTCACCTACAACATCGTGATCATCGGCGAAGGAACTGTGTCCTAGATGCTGGCTGACGAGGTCGCGCGCTATCTGGCAGACAACCTTGTGGGCACGTTCGACGCCGTTGGCGCAACCGGAAACATCTTTGTGAACAACCTTCCCGCGAAGCCGGACACGGCCATTGCTGTGCTTCCAGGAGCGGGCAGGCGGGGCGAGTCCACTCCCTACTACTTCCCGTCCATACAGGTAATTGTACGGGTAGGCGGGGCATCCGCCCTGACAGACACGCTTCCCATGAAGGTGTTCGACACCCTGAATCTGTTCTGTGGCGGGGTGTTCGTGTCTGGTGGTGAGTACGTGGTGAGGTGTGACGCGGTAGCGCCGCCGGCGAGACTAGGGCCTGACAAGAACGGCCGGCAGGAATACAGTATCAACTTCGATCTGATGGTGGCTCGCACGCCACTGAATTAAGGAGCAAATCATGGCGGTAATTGAAGGCTTCGGCGGACAGTCCGTATTTGGCGGCGGAGCGCTCATGGTCCTGAAGAAGTGGGATATCGATGACCAGGCCAACATGGAGGATGTAACCGGGATGTCGACCGGGTCAGTGGGGCGCAAAGAGTTCGACAACACCCTCTCCGAGTGGTCCGGGACACTTGAGGGCGATATTGACACGACCGATGCGAAGTTCCATGGCGCTACCCCCGCTATTCGAGCCGGGGCGAAGGGAGCGGCCTCATTCGCAGCGGGCACGCGGACATGGTCCGGGAATATCATCATCAAGAGCCTCAAGGTTTCTGCGCCCGTCGAGGGCGTGCTCAGCTACAACATCGGCTTTCAGGGATCGGGCCTGCTCACCTACCCGGCGTAAGGAGAAACCATGGCAGCAATTGGCGGATACGGAGGAGGGGTGTCTATCGGGGCGACGGGCGCTCCGGACGTCCTGCTGGGCGTGAAGAAGTGGGATCTGGAAGATAACGCCGATCTTGAAGACACGACCCCCATGTTGCGGAGCACGGTCCCGCCCTATAAGACGTTCGAGCCGCTACTCTCAGAGTGGTCTGCAACGATCGAGGGGCAGCTTGACACCGACGACGCCAAGTTCCACGGGGCGACAGCGGCGGCGGTAGAGATCTACCCCGGACACGACTGCGACGTGGTTCTGTACATCGATCCGACGGACGACACACAGGCGTACTCTGGAGCGGGGAAGATCAAGAAGGTGAAACCGTCCTGCGCTGTGGATGGCGTGGTGACATTCTCCATCGAAGTCCAGGGAACCGGCCCGCTCACCTACCCGGAGGCATTGGCGTAATGAGTGACATCGGAAAGCTGGC